TGATAGCCGCCGAAGTTCTCAGCCCTGCGGAGTTTGATCGCCTGCATGGCGGTCTCCAACCCCCGCGGGTTCCCGATCATCAGGAAGTCCTGGTCCACGATCACGGGTACGAAGTTCAGTCGGACAATCGCAGAGAACAGCGGGCGACCGCATCCAGGCCAATCCGTGCAACCGTCGTTCTCCGCGTTGATGATCTCCTGGCACGCGCCGCAAACCTGAGCGGTGAGGTAGCTGCGCCGGTACCGAGGGACCTCCTCGGATGGCTCGTAGATTCCGACCAACCGCTCCGCACTCGTGTCCGTGTCCAACTCGTACATCCGCACGACATCGTTGGTGATCGGCTTCGTGATTGCGTAGATCGGGTGCTGGATGAAGTTGACGGTCGTCGCGAATGTGTTTGTCAGGGTCACGTACTCGCCATCGACCCATACACCCGTCACGGAATCGAAGGTCCGGATCCGGTTCCCGTTTACGTCGGTGGCATCGACCAGGATCCGTTTGCCGGCATCCGTCGCTGACGAGGCGAAGAAACGGAGCTTCTTGTTTGTCCCGACGATGTCCGAGAACACGGGGCTCGTTCCACGGTCGAGCAATTGCTTTGCGATCTCGCACCCCGGGTCCCCGGTCGCCGGAGCTCTGACGTAGGTCTGGAACTCGAACCACTGATTTCGGACTGGGATTCCATCCCGGCAGGCGGTGAATGCCTCGACGTTCCGGACGCTCCTGGGCCAGGTGATGCAGTTCTTGTCCGCGCAAATCCGGATCCTCTGATAGGTGCCCCACCACATGCCGGCGTCCATCAGTTCCTGCTGCGCGTCATTCACCAGGGCAACGAAGGCGGGATCGCATGGGGTCATGCCGAGGTTGGTGGCAACCCCTTCCGCCTTCAGTTGGCCGAGAGTTTTCAGGTTCATGCGAAGGCAAAGACGGTCATTGTCCAATTACCAGGAGTAAAGGGTTGCTCTGAAGCACCGGTGATCTTGTTGGTGATGTTGATCTGAGTCGGGGTCGCAACAAGAGTGATGGTGACCACGCCTGCGCCCCGAGTGACCATCACGTAAGGACCATCGGCCGCGGCCCCGGTGTAGTCCGTGCAAACGCAATCTACGTTCACCATGTCCCCGGGGTTGTATCCGTATTCCGCGGTGACGTTCACGAAAACCACCTCCAACGGGGCTGGGATACCGGTAATTTCAGGCCCCAAGTTGACGGTCTGAGTCGCTACGGCCAGTCCGGACTTTACGACCCGGACACCAATGGTTGGTTGGGCATCGGAAGGATTTAGGATTTCGAAAGACGTCCCGGTGTAAACGAATGCGTAGTAGTGATCCTCCAACAGAGCGTTGGCGTAGGGATCGACGCCTCCAATCTTGATCGGGACCGCGGAGAATGCGTTGACTGTCAGAGTCGCGGCTCCCCCGGTGTTGGCCGCATTCATCTTCACCACGAACAGGCCGTTATCGAGAGCCGTGTGAGGGTAGTTCGGAACCGTGATTGCAACCGAGTTTGCCGATCCAGTGTCCGAGGCAAAGTAGAGTTCAGATGGGGCAATAGCTTCCCAATCACCGCCCGAGAACAGGAAGAACCCGATCGGGAACCCGCCACTATCCACCTTGAGCCAAATCTTGTCCTGATCCGCAGGAATCGGAGTGGTCTCGCTCTTAACGATCTGAGTGAACCCAACCGGGAACTGGCCAACGACGTACTGCGAGACGAGGTTGATGATCGCCTGTGTCGTTGCCGGAAGGCAGATATCCGGAGGGACATTCAGCGCGTGCAACGGATAGTAGGATGTGGGCATTGGCTACTTGGTGAGGGTGAATGTGTCCGGTGTCGCTGACGCTGTCCTGAACTCTCCCGTGAGACTGTCGGGGGTGATCGCAAGGCGCAAGGCCCCAAAGCTGTTGGTGTAACGGACCACGCTCCCGGCAATCGGGGTGCCGAATCCGGTCCAGTTGACCCCACCAAGGCCGTTCACGATGTACGTCATGCCGTCAATCAGGAGCCGCTCGTAACTGTGCTCATGGCCGGAAATCACGAGGTCGATACCGATCTGCTTGAACTGCCATTGGAGCGGGATGTTGGATCCGTTGGCGGTGACTCCAGGCTGGCCGACATGGGAGTTTCCGGACGCCCAAGGGGGGTGATGGATGAATGCGATCTTCCAAATCGCCTTCGACGCCTTCACGGCCCGGACAAACCATCGCCATTGATCGGACCCGCCCACCGGGTTCCCGTCTGCGTCCAGCGTCCCGGCGGTGTACCCACCCGGCTCCAGGTTGACCATGGACGAGTTGAACCCGTCCGAGAGCATGAACACCTCGACGATTCCAAAGCGGTGGGAGTAGTACCGGGCGCCGTTGAGAAAGCTGAAGTAGGCGAGGTATGGGGCCAGAAGCGTCCCATAGTCCCAATCGTGGTTCCCGGGGCACGGGTAGAGCTTGGTGCGGGCCAGCCATGGAACACCGTAGAACGGCTGCACGGACAGGGCGTAATTCCCAACGTAGTCGTTATCCCCAGCCGTCAGGACGATGTCCGCCCGGGTGTCCGCGTTGATTATCGCCGACATCTGACCCGGGTCCCCGGCCGGATAGCCAAAGTCAGCGATCTGCCACAGGACCACCTCGTCAGCAAGATACTCCCACTCTTGGGGTGGGCAGCATGTCCTTTCGACGCACGTTGTATCCGGGCAGGTCATGGGCAGGAATCAGAGGGAACGATGGTTCCAAAGTTGGGCTCGGTCATAGCCTGGAAGACCAGCCGTGCCTTGTTGAGGGTGAACTTGCCTCGGTTCTTCATTCGAATCTGGAACGAATAGGCATTACGGAATGGACGCTTCAGGTACTCGTCGGGCGTCTGAGCGGGAACAGGAAGCCCCCGTCGAGGAAGGCTTGCCGGGTAGTATTGAGGCCACCCGAAGCATGGAATCGTCTCGGAGGCGAAGCAGTTCCTCACGCATTCGCTCCAATCGTGCCACGGCTGCCAGCACGCATCACCGTCCCCTCGGTAGGTCACCTCCATCGACATGGTCCCAGTGACGTCCTGAAGCCACACGTCCCCGGTGTTGAGTTGCCACAGCGTCTGCTCCTCGGGGGACACCTCCCGAGTCGTCAGAGACCATTCGATGCGCGTCGAGTCGTTGTCGAAGCTGCCGCTCTTCAGGATCTCGTACAGACAGATCCGCATGTCGGCATCGAGGGCGTAGGCGAAGCAGCGTTTCGCGCCGAGCACCTTGACCGTCAGCACCTGCAGGACCCGGATCCCGGTCCATGTCCCCTCCCAGACCGGGGGGAGCTTCCGGTTCATCTTGGAGATCAAGGCGAAGTCCAGAACCGCGAGTCCCTGGTGCCAGACACCGCGCTCCGAGGCGGTCGGGAGACAGGTCGTGATGAGCCGGTTGTCGAAGTTCACCGATGAGGCGTGCCCGAGGAGCATTTCGGAATCGAACGAGACGGGCTTGTCCACCTCGCCGCTGATCGGGGTATTGCCCCACCCCTCAAACTCCCGTCGAGCAAACTTGAAGGATCGAATCCCGTCCCGGGCCCGGAAGAACAGATCGCCGTTGACCAGGGATATGGACTCCTGAGACAGGCTCCCGTACTCCAGGAGCGCAAACCGTTGCAGGGGCTGGGTGGTGTTCTTCCACTCCTCCCGGTTGGTGGGGGCGTCGAACTGGTAGAATCCATCACCAGTCGAGACCATGAGCCCGCCCACCCCCTGGGCGGCGTCCTGAGCGGCAACGAACGTCAGTCCTGTCACGTCTCCGTCAGTCCTTGGTACGGCGAACGCTCCACCCTCGTTGAGATACTGGTTCTCGGTGAATCTGAGCACGGAGTTCCGCCCGTAGATGGGATCACCGTACACGATATCCCCGCCCACGTAGGCGCCGCGGATCCCAACCCACACTCGGCCCTGCCCGTAGGTGATCGGGCCTCCGACCGGAACCTCGTTGTCCGCTGCCCGCCGGCATACAGCGCCGTCCCAGAACACGGGCTTGGACTGAGTATCCTGAACGATCAACGTGCCTTCCGCTTGGCAGAACCATGCCTTTTGAAGGTTGGGGGCATTCTGGTTTCCAGGGATCACCACCTGGGACGTCTGGAAGGAGTTTCGAAGGTCGGTCTTGAATAGCTTCCCACCGATGGACGCCACCAAGTACACGTCTCCGCCGTCCGTCGAAAGGCTTCCGGCGCCCTGAAAGAACCCATCCTCAAAATCCCACTTGGTTGCGTTGGCGTCGAAGACAAGCCGCTGGCGACGATACGGAGGCCGGCATGTCGGGCTCCCGCCGCGGAACGTCGTGTTGATCGCCTGGGACACCTGATTGTCCAAGATGAAGTCCGGAGCCGATCCAGAATCAACCCCACCGTCGAAGGTGAAGAACTTGGATTCGATCCTGTTTTGAGCAGCGGTTGCCATTGACTTAGACGGGATTAAGCGAGTACCACCAACCAGAGGGAAACCCAAGTGTTTTCCGGTGCCTCCCCGTGCAGACATTCGAGAAATATGGTGCCAACTGGAAATTGGGCACCCTTCCAATCCATGTTGAGATGGCCTGCATCCGCAACGGCGGGACGTGGGTGACCAAGAGCGGAGCCCTCTGCGGATTCGGGTTGGAGTACCATTACGAGAAGCTGATCGGGATTCTTTGGCCGGAATGGCAGTGGCAGCGGTGGTCGAAGTTGATGGTGAACGAGTTCACTCGGAACTGGATGACCGCCGTCATGGGTCCAGCCTCATCCGGAAAGACTGGTTCCGGAGCCGTCTTCGCACTGGCTGACTACTTCTGCTTTCCGGAGAACACGAGCTGGGTTGTGTCCTCAACCTCAATGGACGGCCTGGAGCGCCGGGTATGGGGTGAGATCAAGATGCGGTTCAAAGCCGCAAAGGCCCGATTTCCATGGCTTCCTGGTCACGTCGTCGAGTCCCGCCGAATGCTCGTGACTCAGACCGTGGACGACGAGGGGGACGTTGATTCGGTCAGAGACAACCGAAACGGAATCTTCTGCGTCGCCTGTCTCGCGGGCGGGAGCTACGTCGGCCTTGGGAACTATGTCGGCCTGAAGAATACCCGGGTCCGGCAACTCGCGGACGAGCTGCAGTTCATGCCGGCCGCGTTCATTGACGCGATCTCAAACCTGTCGAAGAACGCCGACTACAAGGCGATTGGCTTCGGAAACCCATACGACCGGACGGACGCCCTCGGAAAGCTGGCCGAGCCGGCCGACGAGGACGGAGGTTGGGACGGTGCCCCGGACAACAAGAAGACCAACGTCTGGAACACTCGATACCGGCATCCGACCCGCGGGCCGGGACGGTGCATCCAGTTGGACGGCCGCGACACGCCGAACAACGACTACCCGCGGGGGGTGAATCCGTTCAAGTACCTCATCAAGCAGGAGGACATCGAATCCGACGAGGCGATCCACGGAATAGACGCCATTCAGGTCTCGATGATGGACTACGGCAAGATGCCGAAGGACTCGCAGGCGCGGCGGGTCATCACCAGGGCGCTGTGCCTGAGCGGTGGGGCATTCGAGGAAGCCGTGTGGGAGAACGTTGAATCCATCATGCACATTGGCTGCATGGACGCCGCCTATTCTGGTGTCGGCGGTGACCGCACTGTGCTCAACCACCTGAAGATGGGGAAAGAGATCGGCGGGAAGTGGATCCTCGCATTTGCAGAGCCCCCAACAATCGTCCCGGTGACGGACGCCTCGAAGCTCGACGCCCCCGACCAGATTGCCCACTTCACCAAGCAATGGGCGGTTTCCAGGGGCATCCCTCCCCATCAGTTCGGGTTCGACGGATCCGGCCGTTCCAGCGTCACGAGCGCCCTCGGGAGGATCTGGTCAACCGGTGTCATTGCCATCGAGTTCGGTGGACGCGCATCCGAACGGCCGCTTGGGCCCGTTCCCAACTGCTCCAAGAAGTACCGGAAGTTTGTCAGCGAACTCTGGTTTGCTGCCCGCCGACTGATTGAGGCGAAGCAGTTGCGGGCCCTTCCCATGTCCGTTTTCGAGGAAGGATCCCAGCGGGCATGGAACATTTCAGACGGCAACATGGAGGACGTGGAGCGGAAGGAGGACATGAAAGAGCGGTTCGGACGGTCTCCCGATCTCTTCGACAGTTTCGTGTGCGGCATTGAAGTTGCCCGGAGATTGGGCTTTCGTATCTCGGTAGAAAACGCCCGCCCATCAAATTCACTTTCTGGCTTTTTGGATAAGGCCAAGGCAAAACTCAAAGCCATGAGAGAATCCTACAACCTTGAAACTCAAACATGAGCGCACCTGACGAATGGTTCCTGAAATCAGTTACGCGGGTTCCAGCCGGAGGCTGGTACTACCGATGCCCGGCCACAGGCTGGGTTCTACCAAATCGCACGAGCGGAATGCTCGAACAGAAGGCGGCAGCAGTTCTGAGCCACAACCAGGCAAATCCTGGAAAGGATCTCCCAACCGACATCGTCGTAGTGACGAAGCAAGTGCATGACCAAACGGTCCAGCACATTCTTGAAACGGGAATGGCCACATCTGACATTCAGCAATTCCCAAAAGCACAGGCCCCGGTGCACAGACTTTTTACCAAGGTGTTGCCGGGGCCACGCTCAATTATAGCCCGTGTGGCGGATGTGGTCGCAAATGACGTGATCGGCGTCAGGGTCCTCACCGACTGGTTCGGAAAGGGACTGACGCCGGTCCCTTCTCCAGTCGCTGAGAAACGCGCAAAGGCGTGTGACGTGTGTCCTGCAAACACCAGAAAGGAGCGTCCCATTGAGGGGGCGATTGCTGAAGCAGTTAGGTGGGCGGCAGCGTTCAAGTCGAACGCCGAACTTCGAGTGTCGAACGAGGAGAATCTTGGAACCTGTGACGTCTGCGGGTGCCCTCTGAAGACGAAGATTTGGGTCCCACTGAAGACGATCAACGAGGACACGTCCCACGTCTTCCCGGACGAATGTTGGATCACCGAAGAGCGGAACCTTCGAACACCTCAGTTCCATTCTCTCTACGACTTCGCTCACTCCCAGAACCTTCCGAGTCCTCCGAAAGTCACAGAGCAAACGTCATGGCCGAGCGGTCTCTTTTCAATTCCGGCCCGCGCTGGAGAGCTTTGGTTCAATGCCTCCGTCGTCAGGGTCAATGGTCACCTCTGGCTGGCGTCCAGGTTGATGAAATACCCGGACTACGTGGCGACAATCGTGTTTGTCAGGCTCAACGAGGCGATGGAGCCCCAGGAGAGGGTTCCGATCAAGTACACCCCCACTTTCCCCGGTGAGCATTTCGAAGATGCTCGCTGCATCCCTATCCCTTCGAAGCCGGGTCACTTTTACCTGGCCGCATCCAACTTCACCCTGTCCAGCATCCAGCACCAGGGTCTGTTCGAGGTGGATCCCACCTTCCGAGTCACGAAGGCGATCCGGATTGAATGGGGCGGGAACGCCAAGTCAATCGACCGGCAAAGGAGCACGGAGAAGAACTGGCAATTCTTCATCCACGATGGACGGATCCATTTCGTTCACTGGATTGCACCCCAGCACACGGTCTGCGAAGTGAACGGCGAGGACGTTGTGGCAGCCCACACCACCGAGACTGCTCACGCTTGGCCATTCGGAATTCCTCATGGAGGAACACCTCCGATCCGGATTGGTGATTTCTACTGGTCATTTTTCCACAGCCACCAGCACTTCACGCCATCTCACCGCCGATACTTCATCGGAGCCTACGCCTTCGAGGCAAAGCCCCCGTTCGCGGTCAAGTACATGAGCCGCTCGCCGTTCCTGGCTGGAACTGATCGTCACCCGATCGCAGGCGACCTATGGAAACACCTCGTCGTTTTCCCGGCTGGATCCATCTACGACCAGGTGAAGCGCGAATGGCTCTTAACCTTTGGGGTAAATGACTGCGACTCCGCTTGGATTCGAATTCCTCACAGTGAACTTCTTCAGACCGTCGTATGAAAAAGCCACTCCTGATAGGACAACTGAGCTGGAAGGTGCCGGTGGACGTCTGGATGGGGTGCCGCGCCCAGTTCGGATGGACTCAGGCGCTGACGGATCTTCAAGACCATTACGAGGTGATCCTCATTGGAACGGACGACAAGGGATGGACCGGGGAACTGGAGAAGGACGGCGCCAGGATGATCTTCACCACGGAGGAGCGCCACGGTCACTGGATTCAAAGCCTTCGTCCGGACGTCATTTTCTGGAACGACTTTCCACCCATCTTCCGGGACGCAATGCCAGGTCTTCAGTTCGCTCGCCACATAATGCGAATGCACGGGGACTGGCGCCGTTTCTACGGATGCTGGGACGTGTTTCGGCAGGCGTGGAGAGTTGTGGTTCCGATGCTGGCGGACCCGGCTATCTGCGCGGCGTTCGGGGTACGAGCCGTCCGCATTCCTTTCTGCGTTGACGTTCCGGAGATGAGCGGAGGGAAGCCATGGGGGGATCGAGAGGTTCATTTTGCAAGTCCGGCAAGCGCAGTGTTCAAAGGATCTGAACTGGTTGACGCGGTGTTTCCCGTATTACGGAAACGAGGGTTCCGGTGCGAGAAGGCCGCTTGGCGAAATAGGGCCGAGCACGCCGCGCTTCTGAAGAACACCAAGGTCATGTTCGGACCATCGTGCCACGAGGGACTTTCGCGTGCCTGCACGGAAGCCGCGGTTGCCGGATGCAAGTTGGTCGTCGCTGCCGAGTCCGACCCAATGGTTGAGCAAGCCGGAATTCAGGGAGGCACCGCTATTCCAACCGATCTCATCTTCGACGTTCCCCGAGGATCTTGGGAGTACCGAAGAAGCCCGAAGGCGATTGCCGACGATCTTGCACAAATCCTGTCCCGCCAACACACCCCGAAATCTGATTGGTCCGACTGGGACGTGTCTTCCGAGGTCGAACAACTCAGGAACCTGTTCATCGAAGCTCTTCCAATCTCATGAAATTCAAGAATGCCGAGTCTCTCCAAACGGTCGTCCAAGACGTCAGGCTATCCGATGTCGGCCGAGGACGGAACCGGGCACGGATCAACTCTCTTTTCAACGGCGATCAGCCCTACACAAGCCAGGAGGCGGAGGAGAACAACATAGGGACGAACGTCAATTTTCTGGAGGCAACCAACATCGCGCACGGAGCCAGGGCGATGTACGACCGAGGCTTCGTTGATCTGGAGAAGTTTTTTGACGTGACGGTGGACTACGGACCGATCCACAAGCGCGGGGACTGGGGTCAGTACATCACCACATGGATCAACCGATACCTCCGCAGAACTCCGGCATATCGAGACCTCCAAACCCAGAAGTTCGCCGACGTCGTTCTGCACGGACCAGGCATGGCGGCTTGGGCACGCCAGGACCACATTCTCCCGAGGTTTGCTCCAGTATGCGAAATCCTGTTCCCTAATCGGACTCTTCGGGACATGACGAATCTGTCCTATTTCCAGATTTACCGGGAGATGACTGCCGCGGAACTCACCAAAATGGCGACCGGCCCTGTCAGGAAGGGGTGGAATATGCGGTTGGTCGAGCAACTCATCCGGGAGAAGAACAATGAGAAGATGGAATCCGGATCGCAGGGGCAGGACTGGATGTTTCCGGAAAAGCTGGCCGAGGACATCAAGGCGGATTCGGGCAGCTACACGAACTCGTCAGTACCGAAGATTCGGACGTGGGACGTCTATTTCCTCAACGACGACGACAATCCCCAGTGGAATCGACGAATCGTTGTCGCCGATGAATCCGGGGACTCGACGCTGGCAAACTCAGAGTACCTGTTTGACCCGGGCAACAAGTCCTATGGAACGGACTACAAGCGGCTTTTCTCCTCGAATTACGCCGACGGATGCAACGTGGCGCCGTTCCGGTGGCATTCAATGCGATCACTCGGGTTCCTGCTCTACGCTACCGCGCACTTGGCCAATCGGCTTCGATGCCGGGTATTCGACGCAGCTTTCCGAGAGACCTTGACCCTCTTCAGGAATGTCGGTGAAGGAGACCGTGACCGCCTTCAGTTGATCGACCTCCACGATTACGGTGTCATTCCGGAGGGCCTGAACATGGTCACCGCGGCCGAGCGCAACCAGGTCAACGTGCCCCTTCTCTCTGCCGTTCAGAATCAGGCGAGGCAGTTGATGTCGGAGAACTCCGCGCACTTCTCACACGACATCGACGACGGAACGAATCGAGGTGACAAGACGGCGACGCAGATCATTGCCGAGAGCCAAGCCTCCAACGCCCTGGTTGGCGCCATGCTCTCCCACGCGCACGCCCAAGAGGTGTACCAGGACTTGGAAATCTGCCGGCGCCTTTGCACGTCGCCCCATCCGGACGCGAAGCGATTCCGAAACACGATGATGTCGCTTGGGGTTCCTTCTGAGATCCTGAATGTGGAAATGTGGGACGTCGCCCGGGTGCGCGAGATCGGAAATGGGCACAAGGTCATGCAGATGGCGCAGGCCGACAAACTCATGCAGGCATACCCCCTGTTCGATCCGCAGGCCCAGAGGAAGATCCTTCGCCTATTCACCTCGGCGACCGTGGACGATCCCCGTCAGGCGGATGCGCTCGTTCCCATGGAGGACGAAGTCTCTTCCACCGAGGAGAAGGCCAGCTTGGCATGGGGATCGTTGATTGACGGGAAGCCGGTGTCGCTCGGGAAGTTCGTCAACCGGATGCAGTACATCCAGGTAACGCTGAAGAACCTGGCGCTGGAAATGAATCAGATCGACCAGTCGAACGAGGTTCCCGACATGCGTCGAATCATGGGGCTGGCCAATGTCATCCAGCACACCATGGACATCGTCACGACCCTTCAGGACGACCCGGGCGCCGGCAGCCAGATCAAGGTGTTCTCGGACATCCTGGCGCAGGCGATGAACCGCGTAGAGAAGCTGGCTGCAGACTACCAGAAGGAGCAGCAGGACCAGGGCAATCCCGGAATGTCCGCCCAGGACCAGGCCAAGATCCAAGCAATGCTCATCACGGCGCAGACCAAAGCCAAGGTCGCCGAGGCGTCCGCGGCCCAGAAGCGCGATCACAAGGAGATTGCTTTCCAGAACGACCAGCGGCGCAAGGAGGCGGCGCTTCAGGCCGACATTGCAGCCAAGGATGCCGAAACGTCCTCATCGATTCTCCGAGACAACCTCACGGCTGCTCTCACCCCAAAACCAAAATCCCCCAAGTAAATGGCATCACCAGACATCGAACAAACCAAGAAGGACACCGTTTCACCGCCCCAGTTCGTCCTCGACTGCAAAGGGATCTATCAGAAGGCGAAAGGACCCAACTACGCCGCTTCTCTGGCTGTCTCCCACGAGTTCCACATGCTGGCCGCGGCGGCGATGAGCGAACTATGTTGCACCATGGGCCAAGATCCGGCCATGCACTACAAGGTCGAAGGAGCCAGGCAGTTCCTTCAGATCATGCTCCGGATGGGCGACCCGAAGAGGGCTCCTCGCGGACCATCCAATCTTGGACTTTTGGAGACCGCTTAATCTAACTCACCCCCCCCATCACTGAATCATGAACAAAACTCGACGACTTCTTCTCGCCCTGGACCCCGCTGACGGATCCGAAGGAGGACCAAACCCCAATAGCCAGCCGACATACACCCCTTCGGATGACATCCGAGCTGAGTTGATGGCGCTTGCTGACGGAGACGGTGCCCAAGATACGCCCCCGGCGGCGCCTGCGGCTCCCGCGGCGACGGCAAAGCCTGCTGCGTCCGAAACTCCTGCGGCTCCCGATACGAAGCCAAAGGATGACCTAAACATCGACGTCCTGATTCCAAAGAAGCGTGAGGCTCCGAAGGCGCCGGACAAGCCGCTCGGTGAAACTGCCCCGGAGGCGAGAACTCCGAAAGAGCTTCGGGAAGCGTATGCCACCGAGAAACGGGAGAAGGAGCGCCTGGAGTCCGAGTTGAAGGCTCTCAAATCGCAAGGCCATACGCCCGCCGAGCTGGCCAAGCTCCCGGAGTATCAGCAGGTCATGCGCGAACTCTCGGAGAGCAAAACTGAACTCGATCGGGTCCGCGGAGAACTTCACTCCCGCGACTACACCCTAAGCCCTGAGTTCCAGCAGCGGTACGCGACACCGGTCAACGAGGCATTCAAAGCGGTCTCAACTGCAATGTCCGTGATGCGTGTCACCGACCCGGAGACAGGAAAGGAACGCCGCCTGACGGACGCGGAGATCATTCAAATCTCCAAGATGGAAACGGACATCGATCGGTCTGAGAAGCTCCACGATCTATTCGGACCCAACGCCGTCCGTGTCGTCGCCCAAATGGAGAGGCTTGCCGAGGCTGGCGCGGCACTGCAGGCGGCTCACCTGGACGCCAAGCAGAACGGAAGCACCCGATTGAAGGAGCAGGCCGCAAAGCAGGCTGAGAGCCAAAGAGCGGTGGTAGCGCAGTACCAGGAGGCGGTGAACCAGATCACGGCCGCGGATCCAGACCTCTACGCTCCCCTTCCGGATACGGATCCGGACGCGAGTGAGTTCAACCCGAATCAGGCGGCGGCAAAGGTGCTGGCGACTGTCGCCTTCCTCGGCCGAGAGGGAACTCCAAGGGAGACCATTGTCCGGGCCCAGGCAGCCTGCACGGCTCGCATAATCGGGTTCGAGAAGCTCCAGCACACCAATCGGACCCTGACCAACCGGATTTCCGAGCTGGAAAAGGAACTGGCCCAGCACAAACAGGCAGAGCCCCCCACCGGAGGAGGTGATCCGTCAGGAGAGCGAAGCAACGGCCCGATCGGGTACGAGGCTGAGATTCGAGCCTTGGCCGACTGATTCAGGCTCCCAAGAAAGCAGAACGCCCCGCCCGGTTAATTCCGAGCGGGGCGTTTCGTTTCAACCTGTCAGTTCAGGTCAGGCGCGAGACGGACCGGGGTGACTCGGGCCGGGCGTGTAGCTGGGGCCCGGGTAGCTTGGCGACGGCGGGTGGCTCGGGCCGGGGGGCAAAGGCGGGGCCGGGTGGCTCGGGCCGGGATAGCTCGGACTCGGAACCTCCGGATTCGCGGCACGCTCGGCCTTCAGCGCGGAATTGAACCCATCGTCCACCACGGTAGGCGACATGATGGGATGCGTTTTAAGGCCGGCCCATTCGGTATCGGAGACGTCGGCTGGCTTCTCGACGACGAGTTCACGAGATCCGGCACCGAAGCGGTTATCCAGGATGGACGCCAGCGCGGCGGCAGCGGTCAATCCGAGCTTGGCTTTGGGATCAGAAGTGGCTGCAGCGGCCAAACTGGAGTTCAGGACGGCGAGGAGGTTTTGGACAGTTGGATTCATGGCAGGATTCGATTCTATGTCTTGTGTGGGGTTTTGGTACGATTACTGATCAATCGTGGCCTTCAGCGCGGCCTTCAAAGCCGAAGAGACGGCGGCGTCGATCGTGATGCTTCCGGTGTCAGGAAGCGATCCGTCCACGCCCTTCCAGGCGGCGATCTGGGCATTCACGGCCGCTTGGTACTCGGCGATGGCCCGCTCGACGTTCCCGTGCCGCGTGGTTAGAGCCCGCTGGCGGTCCAGGTAGCCGCCCGGGTCGCTCTGCTGCGTCTTCTCGTTGGCAACGGTGGCCTTGGCAGCCCTCTTGTTGTAGATGGCCAGAGCCGCCTGAACGGCGTCCTGCGAGTCGCGGATGGTCTCAAATGTCACCTCCTCGGTGGACTTCGGACGGCCTCCCGTGCCGGTACATCCGGTGAGGAAGGACAAGTTTGCTACGACGAGGGCGACGGCCCACAGCGGGGCCACGATTCTAAACAGGCGGTTGATTCTCATTGGATGGATTTGGTTCAGTAGGTGGGGCAATGGATTTTCCCTTCAGTAGGGCACCAGTCTGACGGAATCCTTGGTGCAAGCCAACGGCAAAACCTCCGCAGATCACCCCGATAACCCAGGAAGCCGGGGTGTAGGCGGAGAGCGAAAGGGAGAGCAGGACATAGATCACCATGCCGACGCCGGCGAGGATGATCGGGATCCATTCGTCCATGATGTGCGGGAGTTGCTTCACCCGGGAACCGAGAAAGTTCAGTGCGACCACGGTCATGGCCCAGGCGGCAATGTTCACTTTGACCCCAAGGTAAGACTCGATCAGGTGGATGGTGGATTCGTCCATGGTCATGCGGTGTAGATTTTTGGCCCGCAGATCGGGCAGGTTGGCGGGAGCTTGTTCGGATCCGGGACGTAGTCGGGCGGCGGCGGCGGCGGCGGGTTGGAAGGGCCCGGAGCCTGCTGCGGGAAGTACAGCGGAAGAGTCAACTCTGGAACAGGCACAATGGACGCGTTCCCTTCGATCCGAACATTCAGGGCGGGATCGAATTCGCGCAGGATCCTCGTCAGTTTCTCAAACCCATCCTGGGCCGGTGGCCGGTTATCCGTGGTGATGAGCCCGTGGACGACGGAAGGCCCGACCTCCAGCGAGAACTTCCAGTCCGGGTGACGCTCCTTCAGAATCCGTGCGATCTTCCGAAACCAGTACCGCATCTCTTGAGCGGTCACTCGGTTCAACTGGTACTGCTCTTCGGTAGTCATGGCTCAACGTATCCTTGGGTTCTCCGCGACGGCATGGAATCCAACACCGTCTTCTTTTGGTCAATGCGATCGTTCCTCAAGTAGTCGGTCAAAGCCTCGATCCGGCTCTGCGTGCTCCTGGCAATCTCCTCGGTGCTGGCAGCCTTTCCGGCTAGCTTGGTCATCTCCAAAAGCATCTGGGAAGACACCAACCGCTGGTCGTCGATAGCCTTCTCCAGTCGCTTGCCGGTTTCTGAGGTATGCCTGAATTCGTCTTGCAGACCCTGGATCGCCATATCCCGTTTCGCGTCAGCCGCTCCATTCGCGGCCAACTGAGTGTAGAAATACTGACCCGCCAACAGGAACGCCGCAAAACACCCGCCCAAAATCTTTCCTAGGAACCGCTTTAAGTCAGTAAGGCTCAAGATGGTCTTTTCGTTCATCTCTTCGAGGGTGGGCGGTTCATGCTTCACAGGTCAATTAGGACAGGCGCCTCCATGCCCCGGGGGATGGGAACGGGACATCGACTGCGCGGATGAGGTTGATTCCATCGTCGGCTCCTGTTTCAGAGGAGTCCCACCAGAATTCACCCTGGCCACCGTCTCCAAGAACTGCGGCATACACCAGATAGGCAATGCTCGGCCGTGCACCTCCGACGTGTGTGGTCTCAAGGCGCAGCGCAGCGGCACCAGCGTACCCGGCTCCGACCGATACGATACTTCCTCCGCCACCAGACAGAACGCCAAGGTAGTAGAGCCCCAGAGATAGCTTCTGGTCAGGCGGCAAACACTGGATGAAGGCAAATGCCGATGTCTGTGTGTCAGCTCGTGGGTCCATGGGTAATTATTGGTTGAGGGGACGGGTGAGGTCCTTGGTTTTCCCCTGGGGTTTGAGGACCGCAAAACGCTGCTCGGCAATCCGCTTCTCCAGGAGTGAAAACAACTTCTTCTCGGTGGCGTCCTCGCGCTCTCCCTCCTCGATCTCCCAAGCCTTGATCCGCTGCTCGACGACGACGGCCGCGGCCTTCTCCACCTCGGTCTTCACCAGCGCGGGGTCAACGGCCTGGCGTGATACCTTCCGGAGCCGATAGACCTCAAACGAGAGAGCGGCAATTCCGACGGCCAGGGCGATATCAACTGGAGTGAAGTTCATGGACGAAAGGATGGAGTTCTGATTACGGCAAGTCGATCAGCGAGTAGGTCTTGGCTCCCCACGGAAGGATTGTGCTGGTGGCGTTGTTCCGGATCACCGGATACCGGGTGTACTTCCCGATCACGACAGGGACGGCGCTGGCCTTGTTGGTCTGCAGATACCAGGCGCCAGTGGAACCAGGGAAATCGGAAAGGTCATAGATCCCGATGTGGTCAACCTTGAGCCACGCCCGAGATCCGTTGTTCTCGAAAATGAAAGCGTTGATCTCCGCCAACTTTCCGCAGTTCACCGTTCGGCAGTTTCCGATCGTCAACTGACCCTTGTTTCGAAGCAGGGCGCCGTCTGGAGCAGTGTTTGCGGCGTATTCGAAATGAAGGAACCCAATGTTCCCGATCCCTTCGTTGTCGATGAAGGTAGGAACCCCGGCCGTAGCAGGACCGATCGCTGCCTCGACGTCCCACGCCTGAGCGTCGAACTCGAACCCGGCGTTGAAGTACACCATCGGCTGAGTCGCCTGCACCCTCTGAACTGCGGTGATAGACCCTCCGGTTCCAACGTTCGTTTGGGCTGAGAAAGCAGATTCGCAGTCGTAGATCAGGACGTTGTTGGTGATCGACTTAACGAATGCCTGCTTGCTGAAGTTCGCGTCCGCTGCGTTCGTCCAGGCTGGAGAGAAGAACGAACCCACCTGAAGACCGCCCGGAGTCTGGGTCAGGTTTAGGGTTATCTCCGTTCCAGGAGTCGTCTTCGAAGCATTGGTCCAGGACTGAGTCTCGCTTGGAGCAAACGCGCCGTTCGTGATCGTGACGGATCCATTCTGGATGTAGGCGTAACCAAGCCGGTTGACTGTGCCAGACTTGGCAAACCTCAAGCACTGCAGGTTGGCGCTTCGGACGAGAAGGTCATCAAACCGATTGTTTGCGCACCCGTTGTTTTTCCCAGCGGTGGAAGTCTGGATGTGGATTCCATAGGCGCCCGCCTTCATGGCGATTCCTTTGATGGTCCATTGGAAAATCTCGTCGTCAGGCCCGTTGTAGATGCACGCGGCGTTGGTCTGCGATGGCAACTGGGCGGTCTGGTACACCAAGCTCAAGTCCTCAATCCTTCCGTGCTTGGTCTCCCGGCATTCAATGATCGGGATGTTGGCCGTCTCCATCATGATCTCCGAAGCCATCTGCGCTCGAAACTGAGGATCCAGGTGGATCCCGTTGTTCACCCCTTTGATAATCAGGGGGCGCATCGGACGGACGTATATTGGAGTCCCTGTCGCGATCACGCTCTGAAGTCCAGGAGCGTTGATGGTGAACGACCCTCCAGAAAGAGCGGTAGCGACTCGGTACGTTGGCTCGGTCTCCAAATTGCTGAACTGGATGTTGTCCCCGGCGATAATTGTCCCAGATCCACCAGCCGCATAAATGGTGGTCGTCCCGATGGGGTTGTTCGTTCCGCTGTTGACGGTGTACTTGGAACCAGTGCCAGTCCTCGGTGAAACGATCGTATTCGAAATTCGCCAGACACCCTCCGGAGGGTAGATTTCCTTCGCGTCGTTGTAGGTAAGATCCTGCTGAAGAGCGACCGCGGCCTGCATTGCCGGATCGGTGATTGATGCCGGCCGAAGTGTGACGGCTCCAAGACGACGGATGTCGATCTTCCCGTTGTGCCACTGAGGAAAGAACCGGCCACCACGCGCCGATGCGATGACTGCCCGGTTTGTCGGGTAGTTGCTAATCGGATCCCAGTACCAGATTCCACCACCAACACCTCCGGCCCAGTCGTTGGTGTAGTACGTCCGAAGGTAGTACGCGGAACCGTGAGTCGAAGTTCCTGCCACAGCCACCAGTTCGGCCATGGAGTTCAACGGGACGACAGCGTTGGTGCTTCCACCAAGTCCAACTGCATCGACGTACGCCTTGGTGACGAGCGCCTGCGGATTGACCTCGGTGAAGGAGTCCGATGTCGAGATCACCCGGTCAACGGTCAGCGATCCCCCAGCCGAGAACGTGACCGTTGCCGTCGAAGGGAAGGATACCGTTCCGTACAGGGTTGGATTCCGAAGCGTCGGGATGTACTGGGTCCTCTTGATCCACCGTCCAAATGCGTCCCCGTACACGGCAGCAATCGGTCCGCCATTCTGCGCCGTGTTTGTTGGTGCCCCCGAGGATGCACTCCAGATGTAGTCTCCGCCGAATCCATCGTTCGCTGATGTCGATCCAAGAACGAACACCAGAGGCTTCTGGATATTCGGCTTGATGGTGAGCAGATCGGCGACGGTGTTTACCGACGTGGGCGGAAGCTGGCCGAACGCGGAGCCGGCCAGAGCAAAAATGGATGCGAGCAGGATGGGGAACTTCATGGCGAATCAGGGCTTAATTTCCTCTTCAACGGGACCAACAACGGCTTCGGCCGCGAGGGCAGCCTCGATGGCCTCCAACTTATCGAGCGGGAGGTCCTTCAGCTTGGATGCCACGGCATCCTTGCGGGCAATAACCTCTGGGGCGTCCACCGGGCGCCAGGACGAAACGACTTCGGACACTCGGGCGTCAGCATTCTCCTGAAGCTCTGTCGAGATCAGGCTTGCCACGTAGGCTTCAGCCGATGGTTCTCCACTGCCCGACGCCTTCCAGGCAGTATCAGCGAACGGAGCAAGGTCCTTGGGAATGGTGATGACGATCTCGATATTCATTTTGAAACGGTGTCAGTGAGTTGCTGTTTCGCCTGGGCCTCTATGGAGTCCCAGACAGGTAGAATCACGCGGGCGTCAGACAGGCCACCGAGTTTCACGGCGGCGTTCATGCACTGCTGGACAACGGCAAGTTGGTCCACGGTGAGTTCTATTCGGACAACCTTCGACGGGGCCGGCTCGGTTGCTGCGTAGGCGCACAGAGCGACCGTGAAGGCCAGAAGGCTTGAGAAGCGGATGATGTTGAAATGGCGTTTCATTGGGCCAGAAGTCCTGCGTTCTTTAGGTGCTTGACGATGTCCGAAAGCCGATAGGCAGTTGCTCCGACGTTGCCCGTGAACGTGGAGGCGTCTGTAACAGTGGTTCCACCTCCGGCCGTGAATCCGACCGTCTCACCGGTACTGGACGGTTGAACGATTGGTGTGGCGTTCCAAAAACCGAGCTTTTGGGAGGTCGATCCTCCGATCTTGGTCCCAGTCGTCGTGCCGAAAGCCATGTTGGCCGCCTCACCCATTGTGAGCGTGCTGTTCAGTCCGAGTGCTCCAGCCTCCATATTTCCTCGGGCCGAATCGTCGTTTAGGCGGACCTGCAGCGTGGTTCCGACCCGCTTGATGCCAGCAGCTGCTGCTGTGTTGACGCCGAGTTTGAGGAAGAAGTCGGCGTCGGTTGTTGCAAAGTTATGGAGAAGTAGAAGGCCATCGGCTGAGCTGTCGATCACGCTCCTGCTTCCGAAAAACAAACTCCCAGTGCTTGCTGTCTGAATGCTGGTCCCGAACTGCGCAATGTTCGCAGCAGATATAGTAAGCGCGTTTAGACCATTGATTTGAAATGCCAACGTGTTCCCGCTCCCCCCGGCCCCATAGCCCTCCGCAGCAATCGTCGCAGCCCCACCCGTCGTCATGGTGGTGCGGATGCGGCGGTAGTTAAACGAGTCTGTATAGGTTCCGTAGACGTTCAGGGTCTGCGCGTTTGCTCCGTTGCGGAGGTCGAGGGTGTTTGCGGCTCCGCGGGCCAGCACCACATCGTCCGATGAACCTAACATGAAGAACCCGGTGTTGCTTCTAACCCTCGACGATGACCCAACCAGTAAATCTCCAGCTTTTGTTGCGTATACCTTGGAGGATCCAGTTACCTGAAAGTCAAATAGCAGACTTGCTGATGCGCTTGCCGAGTCCGTTACATTGAACTTCAGACCAGTGAACGTCGTTCCGGCAAGATTCCACGTCTGACTTAGATCGAGAACCGGAGTGGAGGCCACGACGGCTCCGCCTTGGATAACCAGCGGCCCGGTCATCGTGTCGCCGGTCGTACGAACGTAGGTACCAATACGAAGCTCGTTCCACACCGAGCCGTCCCACATGTTCAGCTTCCCGCTGGTGGTGTTGAACACCGTAGATCCAACCGGAGGAGCGACCAGATTCCCGATCTGAAGAGCGGTCAGGTTGTTCGGGACAAGGCCAGGGATTGTGGTTCCGCTCCACCGAAGATTTCCCGTCATCGTGTCCCCGGTGTCCAGGACACGGGAGTCGATGTTGGCCTGAACCGGGCTCGTCAGTCCCTGCAGGTACTGCGTCTCGACCGCAGCTTTGAGCGACAGGCACGCCAGAAGAAAAACGGAAATCGTGGTCAGTTTCATGCGAGTTATAGGGGGTATCATCCCCAGACAGATCCAGGGGTGGTTTTGAACCATAGGTTTGGAGGGAAGCTGGGACCTTCGAAGTACAATGCTGGCCCAGGTGAAGAAATAACTCCGTTCGGGCTTCCTACCCCTGCGAAAATCTCCTGGCTTCCTGCGCCACCGCCGGACTCCTGGATCACCTTCAGGTAGCCGACCGTCAGCGCACGCAACGTCTGCTCGTCCATTTGGATCAGGCACGGGTTTGCGGTCAGAATCTCTTGGGGGGTCATGGGAAATCCTTGGGCCTCGGCGATCAGCCGAAGGTATCCCACCATGATGGCCGTGAGCGTTTGAGGCTCGATGCCAGGAAGGCAGGGGTTGTCGATGATGACTTGTTGGGGCGTTGCCATAGGTAACAGCTTAGGGGTTCAGAGAGGGGCCCATCAGTTTCCCGACAGACCCCTCTCCTTTAACTCCCCCCCAACACTTACGGCCCAACGAACGGCACGTTGACGGACAGACATCCGTTGCCCGTAAGAAGGATGCTCGTGGCGCTCTCCGGATCGGCCGCCCACGTCCCCATGGAAGCCGCGACCGTATTGAGCGCAATGACGAGCGCAGCGCGGGAAACCGCGTTGATAGCGGCATGGTCGATCGTCTGACCGTTGCAGGAGATCGTGTCCGCAGCGACCACGTAGTTGCCAGAACCGTTGTCGGTGATCGGGATGACGAACACGCGGGTGCACAGCGCATTGGCCGAATCGTAGTCCGCATCGGATCCGTGCGAGAGCAGGCTCGAATCGCACAGCGGATTGATCGTCACGCAGATCGGCTCGCGCTGGTGGAGGATCGCCTCCTCCCACTCAGTCCGCCACGGCTTCGCGGAGAACTTGAAGTCGGCAATGAACATGCCCTTATTCTGCCGCATGTTGTTGATTACGCACCCGTTGGCGTCGGCGCCAAGGTCGTGCATCACGAACTGCCACTTGCCGGCCAGATCCCGGTTTAGGAACGGCATGCTCGGGTTAACCGACTTCGGATTCAGCGTAAGGTGCTTCATCGCCGAAGGGTGATGGATGAAGCTCATCTGGTACGGCGCCAAGACGTAGTCGTCGTTGTCCACCGACTTGATGCCCAGGGTGCTGGCCTCCGTCTTGTACGGAAAGACGCGCTTCAGGGTGGTCCCGGTGTCGATGACAAACCGCATCGGGAACAGGTCGGCGTGGACGTTGTAGTTGCCGATCCGGCCGGCCCATCCGTACTTGTAGAACTCCTTGGCCGCGGAATCGAACTCCTTGAAGCACCACGCGGTCTGCAGGGAGGTGTTGCCCTGCTCCATCGCATAGAGCGTGTCCATGTCGGTGATGAGTTCGAGGCTCATCTCAGCGCCCTTCGGCCGCATTCCCATCGCGCCCTTGTACGCCAGCGGCTGCACCCGGCGCTGAAGCATTGCCGGAGTCAGCTTGCTCGTCGGGAGCGCCGAAACCGTCATCTTCTCGTAGTTGGCATCCCAGGTGTACGTGAAGTCCGCCAGGGTTGCGCTCGCCAGCCACTTCTTGCCGGCGATCCGGAGCAGCGACAGGCGGATCCAGTCGGAAACGACCCAGACAGTCGCCTCCTTCAGGTTCATGACGATACCGGCAAACTGCTCGATCGCTCGATCGGCAGTCATGATTTCGTCAAAGCAGAACAAATCCGACTCGTAGGAACGCTGCTCCAGGAAATAGTTCTCCCGGGTGGACCCGAATCCGATCTTCTTGGCGTTCGGATCGCAGGGCGTCCCAACGCAGCTCCCGGTTGTGGTGCGCTCCCAGGCTCCAGTCAGATCGGGGACGACACGCTCGATGCGGTCGAACTCGTGGGTGGTCCCGTTGTACGCCGGGAACGGCCCCGACTCAACCATGCCCATCAACTGATCCGTCGGAAGTACTGTCCGCAGCATCTCCTCGTCGAGGTGCTCGATCTTCCGAATGAGGTAGTCGGTAAACTTTCCACACTTTACTGTTCCAGCAGCCATAAGCCTGAATTTTCCCTTTGATTTGCTGGAATCAGGTTCATGGGCAAAGCGCGATGCGGGGGGTTTATCGTCCCAGTTGTGGTGCCGGCCCGCTCCGGACTCGCGTTGTGCGAGCCCTGAAAATCAGAAAGCAAATCGGCAAGGAACTCCCTCATGGCGACCCACGAAACCCGCGTCCCAGCGGTGTTTTGGTCTCCAGATCCTTTGCCGAGCCGGGTGGGCTCTCAGCGATTGTGGCATCGCCGTCTGATACGGCGGACCCTGCGCTCCCTGTCGAGCCCTCGGACGAACAGGCTCTCTCCACTACGACCGATGCCCGGTGACGAACCAGACACTCACATACGTCTGTCGCCACCGGTACACCCGTCCGATCCCAACTGTCAAGCGTTCCTCGTTACTTCGATCCTGCATTCTCCAGCGCGATGCGCTCCTTCTCGCGCTTCTTCACAGGGTTGTCCCATTCCGGAGGGGCCCCTTCAGGCGCCGCGTCGATAGGATCCCTCGGAAGAACCACAGGCACCATAGGCTTCCCACCGCCGGTCACCCGACCCTTCGATTCCTCCAAATCCTGGATCCTCGCGCAGGCGATCGCCACCTCGTTTCGAAGGTCGAACACCGACGCCCCAAACATCACGATGTTGGTGTACATCTTGTCCCCGTCCCGCTCCAGGTTCCCGGAGATTCGGATCAACTCCTTCGCGTTCTGCTCGACGACCCGATCGAGAGCGCGGCGTTCCTTTATCTCCTTTCCGAGTTGGTCGTTCAACTCGTTCAGCGTGTCCCTCCAACCGGTCGCCAGTTTGAACTGGTTGGTCTGCACGTTCTCCACGACATCGAGTAGCCTGTCCACGTTGGCCACAGCCACCGCCGTTCTGTTGAGCCACTTCTCGTTCTCCAGCCTCGACTTGCTGGCCGTCAATGCGCTGTACAACGAGAGCACCAATGCCAAAAACACTCCTGCCGTCATCAGTTTGTTCATACGGTATGAACCTTTACACAGCCGCCTTTTTTCTGGCAAGTTGCCGCTCCGAATTCCATGACCATCCACGACGAACGCCTCCTGACCGCCATCTCCTCAATCGCCGCCGGCGGAATGCACTCCGTTGACGAGTGTCTGGCCATCGGACACCTCGCGATGCAGTCCAACGAAGTCGATGGTGACTACGTCGAGTTCGGATGCGCCGCGGGCCGCACAGCCCGACTCATCGCCCACCTTTGCCCAGACAAACGGATCTACCTCGCCGATACCTTTGAAGGGCTCCCGGAACGCCTGCCAATCGACGGCGACTCCCCGCACTACGCCAAGGGCGCTATCGCGTGCGACGAAATGGTTCCTCTGGAGCTGTTCGAGGAGTCTTGCCTTCCTTTCCCGACCACTCGAAAGGGGCTGTTCAAGAACGTCGAACCGAACCTTTGGCCGAGAGCTGTTTCCCTGGCGCTCATCGACTGCGACCTCAATCAGAGCGTCACCGATGCCCTCAACATCGTCTTCCCGCTCCTGTCACGCGGCGCCGTCGTCATGATCCACGACTACGCGCACCCGCTCCTACCAGGGGTGAAACCCGCCGTCGATGCCTTCATGTACCGCGAGGGCGTCCTCAAACCCAACACGTCAGGAGTCAGCACCGTCTCCCCGCTGCAGGCCGTGAACACCGCGGGCTACCCGCGCCTGCACTACTTCACCAGGCTGTGAAAAAGGCCGGCCAGATTTCTCCATCCGGCCCCCGATGGTTTGACCAATGTCAGTCTGCCAGGACTTCCCAGTCCTCGGCCAGCATGTCGGTCTGACTTGCCAGCCATCCGGTGAGAACCTTCTTGTCCGCGGTCATCATGCGGATCGACCCAAGCGCCTCAATCTCGCCGCCGTTATTCTCTGCGACAGCCTTTAGGTGAGGCTCTCGGCACCATTCCGCTTTCACTTTGGCCGCAGGCAGCAGCCAGAGGTACATCCCTTTTCCGTTCCACCCTGCCCGGGACACACGTCGCCCGGTCTTCAACGCTTCGAGAGCCTGACCAAAGGTCAGATTTAATGTAGGTTCCATGGTTTTTATTGATGGGGTTTCACTGCAAGAATCATCTGGTCCTCCCCGCGGTCCATCGTCGAGAAACCGTTCACCGCCAGCATCTGCTCCAGCCGCCGGTACATCGCTCGGGTGACCTCTTCCGTCTCGTGCCACACGCTCCACGGCTCGACCGTCTCGTACCGGACCTCCTGCAGCCCTGCCGTCTTCACCATCGTCCGCAGCTCCAACGGCGTGTACTCCCTCGCGTGAGGCCGGTACATCATCCCCGCTGACCAGTTCAGCACCTTCCAAAGCACGTTGATCGAACACGCATTCGGTGTCGTCAGCAGCAAATGACCCCCGGGCTTCAGCACCCGCGCACACTCCCGCAGCAGGTGCGCCGCCGAGTTGTCCATCCACTTGTTCGGGAACTTCTCCCCCGGCAGCAGCTCGTCCTGATCGTGCATGTGCTCCAGCACCTCCATGCACACCACCACGTCAAAACTCCCAGCCTCCCCGTAGCTGCACGTCCGCAAGTCCCCATCCGTCGGAACCACCGTCACCTGATGACGAGCACGCAATTGCTCCGTCCAAGCACCGCATCCCCCCACTTCGAGCACCCGGTCCCCAGCCTTGAGCACCGGCGCCAGCCACTCCAAGCACCACCGATACCGCCTCGCGTCCATCTCGCTCGCCCAGTACGTCGGCGCCGGCGGCTCCTCGGGTGTCGTTTCCATGCGCTCCACCCTCCACAGGTTGTCACCGCCGGTCAAACGTCCTCTCCTGCTTCATCGGCGCGAATGCCGGCTGCAGTTTGCGGTACTCCTCATGCAACGGGCTCGTTTCGTCGATCCTGATCCCAAACGCCCCAGGCACCAACCGCACCCCCTCAAACTGCCAGACCGGCTCCCGGACTTCGATACCCCCCCTGATCACCAGCAGAATCACCAGCAGCAGCCCGAACAACACCAGCGCCCCAACCATCGCCAGCACCTGGTCCCACCCACCACGCCCATTCTCCGCCATCGCCCGCTCAAACGCCTCGTTCGGATCCTCGTGTCTCATTCCAGACACACTTTCAGAAAAAAGGGGTCGCATCAATAGGGGAGTCCCTACGACAAACGATCCCCCATCGAAACCGCGGCCCCCCGGGGGTGACCCGGCCCCCATCCCAACGAAATAAGGGATTCCTTACCCGAGAAATTCCCCTGGGCGATGGACGGCCGATCCGATGGCGACCTACCGAGGTGAGAGAGCGGGCCGAGCGTCCGAGTCATCCCAGTTGGGGGTGGAAAAGGGTGAAAAATCGGGTTTCGTAAGTAGCGATTACCCTTCCACGACGTGTTCCAGGCCTGTTTCCGCGCTTTCTGACGGTTCTGGGAGGCTGGAATTGGGGTCAATCGGCACCGAATCCAGGTCGAGAGCCGTTTCGTAGCTCCCAAACTGGACCTTTCCCTTCTTCACGACCGGGTTCGGACGCTTCGCATAACCGCCGACGTCCACGAGCAGCGATTCCCAGCTCCGCAGCTCGGACATGACCTCCAGCCACTGATTCTGCGCCTCGGCGCTGACCTCGGAAGCCTCCCAAAGCTGCGTTGCACGCCTGGTCAGCTCGTAAATTCGACGTCGAACACGCAGAATTGACTGCGCTCGTTCGACTATCGGTGTCAGCGCGACGAGTTGTTGAGCGTGTTTGGACCGCCGGCTCATGATGTTGCTGGAGTCCTTGACGGTTGAGGCACCTGCCATTGTGGAGTAGGAGGAGCCTGGGTGTTGTTTGAGGGGCTGGGGTTCGAGAGTCATGACGGGGATGAGTGTTTGCGGGGTGATCGGGGGTGTGTCGAGGATGGAGTTCTGATGGGTTGATGGGGGTGAAAGTGGGTGAGGAGGGTTATCAACGGAGGGGAGCCGAGACGTCTTGGGTGTGTACTTCTGAGGGGAATAGGGGAGTAGAGAGGGGATGGATTTGGGTGATGTCGAGCAAAAAGTGGAGGGTGAGAGAAGAAAGATTGGGAGTTTTGTAGTTTTGTGTTGCAAAGGAGATTGGGTGGGAGCATTGTGGCTGTGTTGGTTGCAGTGAATGCGGTACAAAAACAACAAAACGATGAGCACAAAACACGAATACAAGGGATGGGCTGAGGCTCTGGCATGGAACACCGGGGCTCCGTACACGGTGAAGGGTCAGCGGATCGCCGCGGCAGCGATTGATGGTGGCGTTTGGTTTGTGGACGTGGACCGAGGGATTCACGGCTGGATGCCAACATGCACTCTGAGCGAGGTAGGAGTGATGGGTCGATACAACCGAGGGGAATACCGCTCGGTGCCGCCTCCGGTGTACGACCTGAATGTCCGTCAGTTCAAACTGTCGGCCTACAAGGACGGGACGGTGACCAGGGTCATGGGGCTGTACGTGAGTTTCCGTGAGGCGCTGGAGAAGATGGCGAAGGCGGTGCCATCGGTTGGTGTGTCGGCGGTTCCTACGGTTGTTTCGGAGTCGGCCCCGAAGGGCTGGGAGTCGGTGGAAGGGGGTGCGCGATGAGCACGCTCAAAGAGGAGTTCGAAGAGTTCGAGATGGCTGTCTATGAGGGCAGGATGCCGTCCGAGATGGCTATCGAGATTCGGAATGCGTTCTATGGAGGGGCTGTAACTGCAATCCGAATGATGGTGGAGGGATCTACCGAATCAGGAGGCAAAGGTTTCGTTGCAGCGTTCGAAAGGCTCTCCAAGGAACTCGAAGCCTTCAACGCCGAGGTGCAGGGAGGTGCGAAGTGAATCCACCAGTTGAGATCAGTCATGACGCCTTTGCGCGGCAGTCTGTGATGCGGGATCGCGTCCCGGCCGGGGTGAGGTTGGCGCAGTCGGTGACCTGCGCGTGGTGCGGTGGTGTGAATGCCAAGGGAGGACTGTTTCGGTACGGCATTTCACCGGACGCGGGACGGTCGAGGATGGGAGTGCGGATGTTCTGCGGTGTGTCCTGCTGGCGTTCCTACGAGAGTTGACTGATCGGGCGGTTCTCTCGGCACGGGCCGGGAGGACCAACCGAGTAGCCAATGAAGGCGACTCAGGCAAAAACAACACGATGAAATTCCGAATATACGACAGGACAGGCGGCGGAGTCACCCAAGACATCGACGCCGACTCACTGGATGACGCCATCGAACAGGGCCGAGAGTGGATCGAGAACGGCGAGTGGGGCAGCGGTGAGGACGGTACGTACCGCACGATCACATTGGATTGCGAGGTGTGCGAGATAACGCTCCGCGCACCTCGCCCACACCTGAACGGGGCGGAGGACTCGCGCGTATCCGATCTGACTGACCTGGATACGGCCCCGGAGAGTATCCGTGGCATCAACTACGATGAGATGGACCGGTGTCAGCTCTCGGATTTGGTGGATTATCTGGAGTTCGACGACGGCACCGTGTTCGGCGCGTGTAGGGACCTCGATCTCTCCATTGCGGAGCAGATCCGAGACAGCCTGTACGAGGACGACGTGGAGGTAGAGGGGGACATGCACGACTGTTCCGGCGCCCACTCGGATGATTTGCCTGAGTGCCCAGTAACCGATGGGCCATCAGAGGGCACGGACAGTGAGGGCCACGAGTGGGTGGCGTCATATGCCTGCTGTGGTGGTCTGAGGGACAATCCTGGCGTCTGGTCTACAGGCGGCACCGGTATGCTATACTCCACAGTCTGCGCCCGCTGCGGGCAGATCAAGACCGAGCGTGAGCCAGGCTCGCAACGCAATCCCGGAGAGGCTCTGAGCACGATCGCCATCGAGGACGCCACCGACAAGACTAGGGCTTGGTTGGTCGAGCGCCACACGGACGACGACGGCTGGATCCCGGAGTGGCTGGCCGAGCATCTGGATCGCCCGCCCACTACCCGCATGACGGCGGAAGAGGCAAAAGCGTGGGTGGCGAGTCACTCAGATGGCGACGATCTGGACGATGACGATTTGGAGCACGCATTTGCTGCCACCTTTGGCCGGCGCGCCGACGACCAAGAACGCGCCGACGGGCTCTGGTCTCACCTGTGCGGCACCTTCACGGCCCCATGATCCACCTCACCCTCAACACCGGCCACTCAGCCGAGCATGACCTCGCAATGAAACGACTCTACTCCACCCGTGGTCGCGCAGTATGCGCCTGGTCACTCGCGATGCTGGTCGGTGCGGCCTTGTGGGCTGTGCTGATCTGGAGTTTCCTACCCTAAACACCATGAAGAAACCATTCGAGAGACTGACCGCACACGGTTGCGCGATCTACGCAGGCGAGAAGCAAGTCGCGACGACCGATCCGGGGCGCATGTCTGGAGCGGACGGTGATGAGATGCCGAGCATGGAAGACATCGCCCGCGCCAAGATGCTGGCGGCGGCGCCTGACGCCTACCATGCGCTCTGGTCGATCCTGCGGTGCGCGAAGATTCCGGCGCCGCACGGGATCAGTGCCTACGCGATACCGGACGACCTGATGGACAAGGCGCGGGGTGCGCTGCTTCTTGGAGGGATCGAGCGATGAAGGCGGTTGATCTTTTGGACGAGCCGGTATGGCTGGGATTCAAGTTCCGGATGCCTTCCGGTGAGTATCACACGTTCATACTCACATTCGGATCGAATCGTGAGTTTCTAAAGAGGACGAAAAGACTGCCTGACAGAGCCAAGATAAGCGTGGCCTTCGCCCGAGCCGAAGAGTTTCCTGCCGCAGTCATCAGCTCCGCTATCGTAGTCAATGAGGCTCGCAGGCGTCGGTTGAAGTACCTGAAGAAACAGAAGTGACACCGGTATCCGATTTTCCGCCATGCGGACAACCAAAGGAGACACCATGAACTAACTGACCACGAATCACCCGGAATGCCACCGGGCGGTTCCTTGGTCTCTTGCGCGGCGAGAGTTCAAGGAGCCGGTACGGCTCAGAAACAAAACCACTCCTAACATGGAAATCTCATTCAATGAACTGAAAGAACTGCTGAACGGCAACGCGAGTCAAACCGTCAACCGTGACCTGCCTGGGACTCACATCGCGGTTTTGGACCGGGGCTTCGTGTACGTTGGTAAGTGCAGCATCCAAGGGGATATCGTCCGGATCGAGAATGCGCGGAACATTCGGGTCTGGGGAACGACCAAAGGGCTCGGTGAGCTGGTTCATGGACCGACGAGCAAAACCGTGACCGACGATGTCGGTACCATCATCGCTCCATATCGGGCGATTATCCATCTCATCGAATGCAAGCGCGAATGGTGACACTGGACAGCTCCGGCTCCGGCTACGGCTCCGGCTACGGCGACGGCGACGGCTACGGCTCCGGCTACGGCGACGGCGACGGCTACGGCTCCGGCTCCGGCTACGGCTCCGGCTACGGCTCCGGCTACGGCTACGGCTACGGCTCCGGCTACGGCGACGGCGACGGCTACGGCTCCGGCTACGGCGACGGCGACGGCTACGGC